TCCGTTAATTATACGACATCTTTCCATAATTGCTCTAGCAAAATCTAAAATATCTTTAGCACCATTTAGATTGTTTTTCTTTACCCATAGGGCTAGTATTTCCTCATCACTTAGTTCACGTTGTCTTTTATAAGCAATACCATTCCAATAACCAGTTGAGTAAATAGCAGATTCTTTGTCAGTCATTTCTTGCCTTTCTTAATATTTTTCTAGCAAATTCAATCATTTCATTAATATCAGGATCAGCTTTATCCATACAAGAAATAATCTCTGCATCTGATAATTCACGATGTTTATAAATAAGTTGATATTTTAAATCTTGGATAGCAACTCTAAGGTCAGCTAATTCTTTTAATTGTGCGTCAGTCATAGCTCTCTTGCTTTCATCATTGCATCTGCTACTTGATAAGCAGACTTAGTTAGAGTATATGCATTAATTGTTGTTGTTTCTTTTGAAGAAATTGGTTGATTTGATAACATACCTAACATTGCTTTAGCAGCAAAGTAATCTCTTAAATCCATGCCACGATGATGCCTAACCATATCTTGTTCAGTTAATGGATTAAAAACTATTTCTTTATTTGGAAATGCTTTCATAGTAATTCTGCCTTTCTTTTATCTTTAGCTGCACTAATCTTTGCAATAGCTTCTTTATCTTTACTGAGTTCTTTGTATGCTTGGCCATATGCTGATTTAAGAGTATCCATGTCTAAACATTCGTTAATATTGTCTAACCATTGAATTGTTAAATCTGTCATATCAGGTTTTTCTTCATCAATAGCATCCGATGGCAAATCAGAACCAGCATAGATATATAAACCAATACCAAAGCAAGCAATATTTTTAGCCAGGCAACGCATCTGTGAGTCCGAAATCTTGCGAGCATCTGGATTCTTGATTGCGTTATTACGATTGTCCATTACAGGTAATTGCATTTCTAAAGTCTTACCTAGAGCTGTAACTTCTGTACGAACCATCATAGTTTCGTTATAAACCATTGGTTCTAAAAATTTCCATGTAGCCGTAGAATCGTTTTGCAATAGAATATCTAAGCCATAAGTCCAAGACAAATACGTTAGATTGCCTTTACGTTCTGTAAACTCGTTGACGTTAATTTGACGCAACTCACTAAAAGTTTTACGTTTATCCATTTTTTCTAGTTCTTTCACAAAGTTCATTTAATTGTCCATTTCTTTTTCAGCTTGTATTCTTGCAAATTTTTCACGAGATTCCATTGATATGCACCATAACAAACGACCTAGTTTCTCAAAGTCTTTGTTTTGCAAATATTCTTCAATGGATTGTGCTTGTTCTGTAGTAGCTGAATAAATGTCTTCACTAAAGTTTTCAAATAAACAGCAGTTATAGTCATCATTGTGATACAACAAATCTTTGACTCGTTCTTCAAATGCGTCTTCATCAACATATTCAGAATCGTCATTAATAAGCCAAGCATCGTAATTAGATTTTAAATATTGGTCGTACATTACAGACCTCCTGTCTTGATAATCCATACAGCTAATGGAATAACAAACATCAATGTACCTAGTATGAGTGCTTCTATAAATGTTTTCATATACTTTCTCTTTCTTCAATTAAATTTTTAAAAAGTTTTTTACAGAATTTTTTAATATGCTATCAAGTTTTGTATTAGGTCTAATATGTTTTCCAGCTTTACTTACTACTGTAACTGTTACATGACCGTTAAGTCTTGAAACAAAAGCTCTGCAACCATTTTCAAATGTGATTGTCATACCTTTGTTGATATTTGTTGCTGATTCGATAATTTGCATTTTTACTTTCTCTTTCTTCACTTGTTAATAAAATTTACTGCATACCTAAATATTATTCTTATTTTTCACACAAATCAACACTTTTATAAAAATATTTTATAGGTGTTTACACTAATAATAAATGTAGTAAAATGTGCTAGTATTACAAATGAAAGGAGTTTTACATGGACATTTATACAGAATTAAAACTTGAGTTTGGTTCTTTATACCGACTGGCGATGCTTTTAGGTATTAGAGAAACGGCTATTTATCAATGGAAAGCTAGGTGTAAAGGAATTCCAATTAAGCATTTAAGAAAAATAGTTGAATTGTCAGAAGGAAGATTAACAAAAGAAATGCTTAGACCTGATTTATTTGGAGAGTGATATGGAATTTATACAAAGTGAAAGATATTTGCCTAAAGTTACTGTTTTTGTAAATAAAAATGCTAATTTAGTTTTTAAATCTGAAGATATGTTTGAACAAGATGAGCAACTTATTGAAGTTAGCAAAGAATTATTTATGCTTTTATTGGTTCATCAAGATCAAATTTTAGAAGAAATGGATAATTTTATTGCAGATGTAAGTGTCGAAGAAAGCAAAAATGATGCCTGATCGATTAATACGAGATGAACTTCTCAATTCTGAACGATATTGGTCGGTTTCTGATGAAGCAAAACTTCTTTACATTCATTTGATTTTATCGGCTGATGATACAGCTCGTTATTCAGGTAAGAATTTTACGCTGCGAACAAGGTGTTTTTCTGGTCGCGGAATGGAGTCAAATCGTATGGAAATTTTGCTTACAGAACTCGTTGATCAAGATTTAATTCGACTTTATTTTGTAAATGATGAAAGGTTTATTTTTATACCAAGATTTAAACAAAGATTACGATTTGTAAATAGTAAGTATCCTGAACCACCTAATGAAATCAATGACATAGTAATTAAAAAGACAGACTTAAGTCAGACTAAAGACAGTCCTAAGACAGACTCAAGTCAGCAGAAGAGAAGAGAAGAGAAGAGAAGTAATACTAATGTAACTAAAGTTACCAAAGGTTCAAGATTTGATTTACAAGAAATACCTGAAGAATGGTTTTTGTTTTGCAAAACAGAACGTAGTGATTTAAACCCAAATTCAATTTTTGAAGGATTTAAGGATTATTGGATTTCATTAGCTGGATCAAAAGGTGTTAGATCAGATTGGTTTGCAGTATGGAGAAATTGGGTTCGTAATCAAAAACAAAGTGAAATTAAAAAAATTGAAAAGGTAAATTATTTATGATTGGTCAAGATGAAGCCTTTAAGTTTTGGTACAAAAACGATTACTTACATGGAGTATTTGTAATCGTTGGTACTAAACCTGATTGGTTTAATCCTAAAGACAGTTATAGTCCTATGCCTACCATTTATACAGAAAAAGATATGCCTAGAAGCATTGATTTGGCATTTTTAACAAACCAAGTCGTACATTTAATTCATGGCGATTGTACGGATGAACAATTTGCAGCGTGGTTTATTCACATTACCAACTTAAAACCAAAAATCCTAATTGGATTAGATTCGGAGAACGAAGTTCATGTTAATCAACATTGATTTAGAGCAGTATCGTGAATATCACGACATCATGTACCAGATTAAAGAAAAGTCTATCTTTGAAGACGAAATTAAAACGTATTACAAAAACCGACATTTAGGCATAGAAGGCGATAAACTTCCTTTTGCGAAACTTGACCAGCTTGTCGGACTTCGACATTCTGAATTAACTATTTGGGCAGGAGAAAACGGCTCAGGAAAATCATTGATTCTTGGTCAAATGAAACTATCACTCTTAAAAGCCCATAAAACGGTTTTAACGGCTTCTTTAGAGATGACACCTACTAAGACCTTATCTCGCATGGTTCGACAAGCCATAGGCTCATTAAACGTGTCTAATCACGATATTGAACAGTTTATGCAATGGAAAAAGGATAAAGCCTATTTATTTGACCATCAAGGAAGGTTAGATGCTTGGCAAGCAATTGCATTGTGTCGCTATGCAAAACAGCATTTAAAGTGCGACCACATTATTTTAGATTCAATGATGAAATTAGTGCGTGGCGAAGATGACTTTAACGGACAAAAAGACTTGGTAGATGCTTTATGTGATGTTGCTAAAGAAACGAAGATGCACATTCATTTAGTCCATCACATTCGTAAAGGTGGAGAAAGTAATCGAATTGCAGAAAAGAAGGATATTAAAGGTTCTGGAGTTATCACCGATTTGGCAGACAATGTCGTGCTTATAGCTAGAAACCGTATTAAAGAAAGAGAAACAGAACAAAACAGGATTGCTGACAATACACAACCAGACACATTTTTAATAACTGCAAAACAACGAAATGGGGACTGGGAAGGTACTTTAGGACTATGGTTTGATAAGAAAAGTCAGCAATTTACGGAGAGTTTTCAACAACCAATTATTAAATATTTAGAGGAATAATGGAAAATCCAAATAAAGTAGTGGAATTTTTACTTAAAAACGCTGGTAAATACGCAAAAGCTAAATCCGAACGTATATATATCGAGGAATTTAGAAAGTCTAAAAAAGCACTTTTAATGCAAATGGCCCAGTTAAAAGGAGTTGAAACAATGGCAGCTCAAGAACGAGATGCATATGCCAATGAAGAATATCAGGAGTTATTAAAAGGTTTAAAAGAAGCAATTTCAATAGAAGAAAAATTAAGGTGGCAATTAATTGCTGCACAAATTAAAGTGGACATATGGCGGACTGAACAAGCAAACAATCGTTTTATAGAAAAGGCAACTTTATGATTACAAAAGAATATTTGCAAGATAAATTTGAATATAGAAATGGTAATTTTTATAGAAAATTTGATAGTAAGTCAAAGCCCAAAAAAGGAGATGTTGTAGGAAGTAAAAATAAAGGTGGTTATATAGAAACTCGATTATTTAACAAACAATATAAATTACATAAATTGATTTGGTTATATTTTTATGGATATTTACCAAAATATATTGATCATATTAATGGTGTAACTTATGACAATAGAATTGAAAATTTAAGAGAAGCAAATCATTCTGAAAATATGATGAATACAAAAATGAGAATAACAAATAAAACAGGAATTAAAGGAGTTAATTGGCACAAAGCATCAAATAAATGGACAGTTCAATTAATGGTTAATCAAAAAAAGAAATATTTTGGCATTTATGATGATATTGAATTGGCAGAATTAGTAGCAATTGAAGCTAGAAATAAATATCATGGCGAATTTGCTAGACATAACTAAGGAAAATTATGACAAATCATCCATTTCCAATTTTATTGCATTTAATTAAACAATATGAGATTGCCTGTAAAGAACTTGATTCTGTACGAGCTTATGAAATTGCCGTTGATATTAGTGATATAGCACTAAAATTAGAACAATTTGCACAAAATTTGACAAATAACCATGACTAAATCAGAAAAGGAGCATTATGGCAAAGTTGCAAGACTGGGATGTATATTGTGTAAATCCGTACTTGGCTACGATGATACACCATGTGAAATCCATCATATCAGACGGCTGGGAGGAAAAAGAAAGCTTGCAAATGTCATTGGACTCTGTCCAGAACATCACAGAGGCAATAGTGGTGTTCACGGACTTGGGCGAAAAGGATTTGAAGCTCGCTATGGCATTGACGAGCAAACCTTACTTGAACGTACGGAAGAATTATTAAAATGAGTAATCCATTTAAAATAATTGAACCTACAGTAATATCATTTAGTGGTGGTCGCACTTCGGCTTATATGTTGTGGCGAATTTTACAAGAAAATGATGGATTGCCTAATGATGCAATAGTAATATTTGCAAATACAGGCAAAGAAATGGAAGAAACTCTTGAATTTGTAAGAGATTGTGAAACAAATTGGAATGTGCCTATTCATTGGGTGGAATATCAATGGAATGAAGATTCTAAATTACGATTTAAAAGAGTTAATTTTGAAACTGCAAGTCGTAAAGGTGAGCCATTTATGGAAATGATCCATGAATCTACAGGTTATTTGCCTAATCCTGTAGCCAGAATTTGTACTGCAACATTGAAAATTCGTACAATAGACAAGTATTTAAAGTCGTTAAAATGGTCGCACAATGAAAACATGGATTGGGTAGGCATAAGAGCAGACGAACAACGTAGAGCTGCTAAAATAGCACGAGAACGCACTCCATTAGTGGCTACTGGTATAACTAAAGCAGATGTAGGTAAATTTTGGAAAGAACAACCATTTGATTTAAAATTACCTAATAATAACGGTGTTACGATGCATGGTAACTGTGATTTATGTTTTCTTAAACCTGCACATCAAGTTTTAAGTCTTATTCGTGAAAAACCAAGTCGAGCTGATTGGTGGATTGCAGCCGAAATGTCTGTGCAAACATCTGATAAAACTTTTGGAGATGGTGGTCGTTTTAGAAAAGACAGACCAAGTTACCAACAAATGAAAGATTACGCATTATCTCAAACTGAAATGTTTGATATGAATGAAGAATCAATACCTTGTTTTTGTGGAGATTAAATGCTAACATTTGCTTGGCCATATAAGGAGTTAAATCCTAATTCAAGTGCTCATTTTCATGTAAAAGCTAAGAAAAAAGCAATTTACAAAAATGATTGCTACTGGCTAACTAAAATGGCAAATATACCTAAATCTGATTACAAAGAAATGCATATTATCTTTTATAAGCCTAATCGTAGATATATGGACTTGGACAATATGCTTGCTAGTATGAAATCAGGACTAGATGGTATGTGTGAAGCGTTGGAGATTGATGACCGATGTTTTAAAAAAATTACGATAGAAATAGCAGAAAATATTGGTGGAATGGTAAAAATTGATTTATACTAAGTTATCTCATGTTGAGATTTCTTTGCAAAGGAAAATAAAATGAAAGATTATGACGTTAAAGATATGTCCGATTCATCTAAAAAAATGAAGTATGAATCAACTAAGGAAAAAGATAAAGAAGGCAAAACAGGATTAAAAGATCCTGGTCATTTGCAACGTGCTGCCGATTATGCAGACGAGTGCCGTATTGGTACTAAGCCAATGATTGAACCTCCTGCTGGCCCAAAAGCCGAACCTGTGCGTGTAAACGGTGTGCCAATGCCTAAAGAAAAGAACATTTCTTCTGGTAACAGAGGCAGATAATGGCTACTAGAAAAACTCCATCATTGATGAAGTTAGCTAATGCCGAAGCAAAAGAAACTGCCGAACATATGCGTTGGCAAGCCGAAGATGATTTAAGAACACTTCAGCGAGCTAAAGAAATCGAGGCAAATCGCACTAGACTAGCTGCTGCTAAAAAGATAGCAGTTAGTCAAATCAAACAACTTGAAAAGATTAAAGGAAAATAATTATGGCTTATACAGGTGTAGCAGTCAGCGATCCAGTATTTGATACTTGTTTCGCAAATCAACAGCTAGGTTACTCAACTGCTGCTGAAAGCACAGTAACTCAATTAACTAGCAAATCAACTGCTGTAACTGCTAATACAAGCAATATTCAAATTACTATGAATAACGCTGCTTTAGCTGCTGGAGCAATTGTTAGCTTTACATTAAACAATTCATTATTATCTGCAAGAGATGTGTTAATTGTGAACGTATCAGGTGGTATTGCAACTGCTGGTACATATACAGCGTATGTATCAACAATTACAACTGGAAGTGCTGTAATCAGTTTATACAACGTA